TGGCTCCATCGCAGACGATTCCACCTATATTTCCAAGCGTATTGATGATCGTCAGAGAAACCTGCTGATAGGTACCGCCATACATATAGGTGATTCCTGCACCAGCGCCGTAGGCAGCACTGACTGCACCGCAGTAAGCGGAAAGGCTTCCTATATAATATTTCTGGTGGATGGCGATCAGATTGCTGACAACGAGAGAACGACAAAGCTTTTCATGGGAAACTTCCCATTCATCTGCAAAAACAATGACAGGAAGGGAAACGGTCATTCCCTGGTTTCCGCTTCCGGAGTTGATCACAACCGGCATGGAGCAGCCGCCCATACGTGCGTCGCTTCCGGCAGCCGCCCGGGCACAGGCTCTCGTGGTAACACTTTTGCCCCAGACGTGCATCAGAGTTTTGCCGATCTGTGCACCATAATTGTTGTCAAGTCCTTCCTGTGCGATCGCTGAGTTCAGTTTGATCTGGCGGTCGATCACAGGCTGTATATCCTCCATTCTGACCTGATCTGCAAAATCAAGGATATCTTTTACCGTGAGAAGAGATTTGTCGATGGCAGTAGCCTCGGTGGAACGGTAGGGGTTATCCAGAATTATTTCTCCGTCTTTTGTGATCTTTGTGATGTTTGTGTGCTGATGTTCAATCGTAACAGAAGCGGAGTGTTCGCCGCTGGTAACGATGGCTGTGATAAAAAGATTATCAACATTTTCAACCAGAGAACAGGAACAGATTTTCTGAGAAATGAGTTCACGTGTTCTGGAAATATCCTCGGGAGAGACTTCGCTGAGTACCTCAAGGGCACGGTCAGCATTTCCACCGACAATGCCAAGAACGGCTGCAACATCAATTCCCTTAAGACCTCCGGAGTTGGGAACGGTGACACCCTTGACATTCTTGATGATGTTGCCGCTCAGATGCATTTCAACCTGTTCCGGAAATTCTCCGAGAACCTGTCGGGCCTTCGCCGCTGCATAGGCAATGGCGATTGGTTCTGTACATCCAAGAGCCGGAACCAGTTCATGTTTCAGGATGTTCAGATAGTTTGCATATAATGTAGAGTCCATATTTTTCTCCTTTCCATTAGTTACGCAAATGCGTTTGTGCAGATAGTATAAGCTATTTCGCAAAAAAATACAACAATTCATGCATAATTACAACAATAAGTGACAGCTGCAAATAAATTTATAAAATCAACAAAAAATAAAATTTGTAAAATCGGATAAGTTTTAGAATGAAAATCGACAAGAGGTTATAGAGCCTCTGCCGATTTTCTTTTTTATAGGAAACAGCAGAAAAGAAGAGCGTGCAGAGCGTAAAAACCCTGACACGCTTATTTTTTTACCATAAAAGCAAATGAGGACGGAAAGGAGCATAGAACATGGCGAAACGAAAGTACAAGCGTCTGCATTACGAGGACAGGCAGACCATAGAGGCTATGAGTAAGCAGGGCAGCAGTGTAAGCGATATTGCAGAGGTACTGGGAACACATAGGGACACAATTTATAGGGAGTTCAAACGCTGCAACGCCACACTGAAAACCTACACAGCAGCAGCGGGGCAGCAGGCATTATAAGGAAAGGAGTAAAACATGGGTATAACAGTTTTGAGTTTGTTTGATGGGATAAGCTGTGGAATGGTAGCACTTGAAAGAGCAGGAATAGAGGTAGATAAATACATAGCTTACGAAATAGAACATAATGCAATAGAAATCAGTAAAAAGAATTATCCAGAAATCGTACGAGGGGGGGACGTAACAAAGGAAGATTTTACAAAGTACAAAGGAAAAATAGACATTTTAATTGGTGGCAGCCCATGCCAGAACCTTTGCAGTTGCGGAAATAGAAAAGGGTTAGAGGGAGAAGAAAGTAGACTGTTTTTTGATTATGTAAGGGCTTTGTACGAAACAGAGGCAAAATGGTTTTTATTGGAAAATAACGCAACCATGACAAAAGAAAACCAAGACATAATTACAGGCATTATGGGTGTAGAGCCTATTTATATAAATTCCAATCTATTAACGGCACAGGAAAGAAAAAGACTGTACTGGACAAACATACCAGACATTAAGCAGCCAGAAGATAAGGGAATTTTTCTTAGAGATATAGTACAGCCAAGAGAAGAGAAAAAAGAGTACGAGTGCTATAAGCGGATGATGGCAAAGGAAGAGGGAACATTAGCACATAAAAAAGCATGGTCGCAAGTTAAAACATTAGACCAAAAAAGTAGAGCTTTAACAACTGCACAGAATATAAGCAATTCGGGTGCGACAAATATAAAGTATTCAGATACAGAGTATTACATACTGACGCCTTTAGAGTGTGAGCGTTTGCAGACACTGCCAGACAATTACACAGAGGGGGTAAGTAATACACAAAGATATAAAGCTATTGGAAATGGCTGGACGGTGGACGTAATAGCACACATTTTCAAATATCTTAAGAAAGCAATAGAGAAAAATATAGAGCCAGTCAAATTAAAAGACCATGAACGCCCACAGCAATCATACAGAAGAATGGTAAATACGGAAGAGAAAAAAACAGAGGAAAAAACAATAAATGCAAACGAGGTAATAGAAATGCAGGAAAAGGAGAAATACGAAAAGAAGATAGCAGAATTAGAGAGGGAGCTAAAGGAAAAAGACAAGGAAATAAGCAAAATTAGGGGAGAAATGCAGACCTTAAAAGACAGGGTATTTAACATTTTATTAGAAAAGGCGTGCGGTTGATAAAACCGTACCATGAGTGCCGTTAGTTCAGTGGTTAGAGCAGCCGCCTCATAAGCGGCAAGTCGTGGGTTCAAATCCCACACGGCACATTGTGTAGCAGGCATGGCGAGCCTGCGGCAGAGGGCAGCAGGCTAATAGCTGCAATCTGTATACCATGAAAAAATAGCGGCGGTCATACCAGCCAGAAAGTATGTGGACGGTCAACAGGTTTTCAGTTGCTTTTTAATGTGAAAAGCAGCCCGCATGGTAAAACCAAACGCCAGAACAGGAGAGCGGCACACATGGAAAGGCAGAGAGCGCCGCCGAAAGGAAGAGAGGCAGACAATGGCAGCAGAGGCATTGATAGTAGAGGACGCATACCAGAAAGGCTACGCAGATGCAATGGAAGATATGCGAAAGAAAAAAGAGCAGAGGCGACAGCGGGAGCAAGAAAAGAAAGCCCGCCGCTGGTATTTCATTAAGCAGAAAGCCTATGGGCTTGTAATGCTGGCAGTTACCGTGCTGGCAGTATGGGCGACAGAGGGCGACATAACAATAGCGGTTATTACCGTACCGCTGGGGCTTGTGTGTCTTTTCGGTAAAAAAATGCTGATAGTAGACAACTACTATTTTGAGGCAAAAAAGGGGTAGACATGGGAATAACAAGGACAGTAACAACGCGGGTACATTGCGACGTATGCGGCGAGTGGGTAACAGGCTGGGAAAGCGAGGGTATAGGAATAAGCAGAGAATGGGCTAAGTATTTTGTAAGGCTGCAAGGCTGCACAGCTGGAAAAAGGGTTATATGTAAAGAGTGCCGAATAAAGCAGCGTATTAAAAAATGCAGTTTGCAGAAAAAATGCGGCGTAGCCGGAATGGACGGCGGCGCTTGTCTGGGATTTTCATACGACGGGGACGACGAGCCTATAGAACGCTGCAAGCGTTGCATAGCCTGCACAAGTTTTGACTGGGAAGAGGAAAAAGAAAGGCTGAAACTATGAGAAAACAGAAACGACAGACAGTTAAAAAACTGATGCAGTGCGCAGCCATTATAGCGGCAGGCGTGCTGGCAATCATTTTGTTTATGCTGGCTATCTGGTACAGAGGAAAGAACAGCGAGCCAGTAACAGACGAACAGGTAGCAGCGCAGATGCAGCAGGCAGAGCCGCTGGTTATTGAAACACCAGAGGCAGCCGCAGAGGGCAGCATAAGAGTATACGACTATGACGGCTGCTGTATTTATGCCTACTACGGAAAAATTCGGATAAACAACGACGGTAAGGACGGCAAGGACATTGACGTAGAGGCAATAGGATACTTAGAGGGCTACCAAGAACATAAAGAGGAAAGCGGGGCGGGAGAATGAGCCACAGATATTACAGCCCTTTACGCCCGTTATCACTGGGAACATTTCCAAAGCCGCAGGGAAACGAGATTTTGCATATAGAAAATTTTGAGGAACGGCAGAACGTACCAGAGATAGCACGGCAGGCGTGGGGATACATTGAGTATAAAGAGGCGCTTACAGAAATAGAGGCGGCAGCTTATGAGCTGATACCGTCAAACTGCATTTCTGAAATGGAAAACATAGAGGCAAGGAGATAAAGGCAATGAGCGAGGTATATATACGCAGCCAGAATAAAGAAAAGCTGTATAGACTGGGCGGCAATTACGCCTGCGTAGAGTATGGAGAGTACGAGGACATAAAGAAAAAGAGAGGCGGCGCAGAGGCAGACAAAAAGCGCCACGTAATTTGCATAAGTGACGGGTGTTTAGAGGAAATCGGAGAGTATGCCACAAAAGAGCGTTGCTTAGAGATGCTGGACGAGATACAGAAAGCGCGTGTAAGCTATCTGCTTACGGCTGGCGGTGCAGCTGTAATAAGGGGCGGCATGGACGTACAGCCGTTTGCAGCAGTAATACCGAGGCTGTACGAAATGCCGGAGAAGTAGGAGAGGCAGACAGTGACAGTAAAGGAATTTATAGGCACGCTGGAAAGTTCAGACCGCCTGCGCATTATCGAGGGCGGGGCAGACGTTTACGTAGGGTATCTGGCAGTGTTCAAACCGTTTGCAGACCATGAGATAAGCGAGGAATACCGAAAATACAGCGAGCATGAGGTAAAGAAGTTTAGGGCAGTGCCGGAGATAACGCACAGACGCTGGGAAGAGCTGGGGCTTATGAAACCATTAGAGCCAGACCAGACAGCACAGTATAAGTTTAGTGATTTGCAGATGTCGCTTTACTACACCATTTACATATAAGAAAGGAAAGGGCAGGAAGTATGACAAAAAAGCCGGATTTTTTACGGGATTTAGATACTGCAATCATGGACGAGCTTACAGGTGGCGGTATCAAGGGAAATGCAGCGGGACTGGTAGGAACGCTTACACAGATTAAGGAAATTAAGCAGCTATGCGGGCTGCCGTTTTGTGGTTATATGGCAAAGCTGGAAACAGTAAGACCAAGCGGCGTGCCGGACGAGGTAACGGTAGTATTTGCAGAGGACGTACCATACAAGGCTTGCAACGGCATAGAATTTGACGTTATGCAGGAATTTGTAGAGGGCAGCAGGCTTTTAATGACAGGCAAGGTGCAGACGCTTAAGGACTTCCAGAGCGGTAGACTGCTGGTATATATTCTGGCAGATTTTGTGGCGGTATCAGAAAAGGCAGTAGAGCAGGACGAGGTAGCAGTAAGAGGCATTATAGCGAATAAGCCAACACACAGAGAAACGCCGAGAGGCAAGCACATTACTGATATTACGGTAAAGGTAAAAAATGAGATTACAGGCGGCAGCTGCTATTTACCATGCATCTGCTGGCAGGGACAGGCAGACGAGGCGGCGCAGTGGCAGCAGGGCGACACTGTAGAGCTGCTGGGACGGTATCAGAGCCGCCAGTATGAAAAGGTACTTGATACAGCTACAGGAGAAAGAGAACAGCGCACAGCTTACGAGGTATCAGTACGGCTGATTAGAAGAAAGGAAGAGGCAAGAAATGAGAGTAAAAGTAGAAATGAATAGCAAGGGAGAAGTAAAGGCGCACCGTATCGAGATACCGATACAGGGCGGCGGTGGAGAATTGGGACAGCACGCAGTAACAGGACTGGTAAGCCTTATTTCCGGCTTAAAGGAAATGAAAACCGAGCGGGAATTAGAGCAGTTATTAAGCATGGTTTACGGCTGGGGCGCTTGCTGTAAGCATTGCGGTTTTCTGACAGAAAAGAGTACAGACGACGTTATGCACATGGCAGAGGAACTGGCAGAAATTGAAAGCAAGAGAATTGAGAAAGAAACAGGAGAGGCAGGCAAAGAATGAGAAAGGTTTATATATGCAGCCCATACAGGGCGAAAGACGGCGCAGAGCTGGACAGAAACATAGATTATGCGCAGCAGCTGACACGGCAGGCATTAGAGGTGGGCTTAGCACCCATTACGCCGCATTTATATATGACGCAGTGTATGGACGATAAAAAGCCGGAAGAGCGGGCAAGGGGCATGGCTGCGGGGCTTGCACTGCTGAAAGGCTGCGATTTTGTTATTGCTGGTGTGAAATACGGCATAACAGAGGGAATGGACAGAGAAATACATACAGCAAATATGCTGGGAATTGCGGTTATAGATGCAAACCAGATTAAACGGCATCTGGAATATGAGGAAAAGCGACAGGAGAGGGCGGCGAGCGATTACGCAAAGCTGCATAGCTGCGAATTTTGCAAGGGCAGCAAATTATACAGCTGCACGGGCTACGATTGCAGAGAGCCGTACAGACGGGCTTATGAGTATGCCTTAAGCCGCATAAGAGAGCGGCAGGAAACATGAAAAAATAAAAGCGCCTACGGTGGGGAAACACCATAGGCGCTAAGCTATACAGCTTTGAAATACTATAAAAATTATAAGCTATGTATGGCACAAAGTCAAGAAATTTAACGGGCAGGCAGCCCGTTTTAACACTTGATAAAAGTATTAACGAACCGACAGAGAGGTAGATATATGCCATACGTAGAGAGGGTAACAAAAGCGGGAAATACGATAGAGATAGAGAGGTACTTTACCAGCAGATACAAAAAGAAAGGTATCAGCAGAGGGGATAAAGTAAAGCCAACAAAAGAAGAGCAGGAGAAAGTAAACACCAGACAGGCAGAGAGAAAGTTAAGGATACTCATAAATGCAAACTATGGCTATGGGGACTACCATTTAGTGCTTGACTATATCCGCAGGAAAGGAGAGCCGGACAGAACGCCGGAGCAGATGCGGCAGGACATAGACGTATTTTTGAGGGAGTGCAGAAAGGAGTACAGAAAAGCAGGGTTAGAGTTCAAATACATACACGTTATGGAGATAGGCAAGAAAGGTGCGAGGCATCACCATCTTGTAGTAAATAAAATTGACACAGAGATTTTACAGCGCTGCTGGTATAAGGCATACGAGGGGCATAACAGGGTTAAGGTATTCCCGCTGGACGACAGCGGCAACTATGCGGAGCTGGCAAGTTATTTAATCAAGTACACAGGAACGCATAAAAAGGGTACTGACGGAGCATTACAGGGTAAGCGCTGGAATTGCAGTAAGAATTTAGTAAGACCAGAGCCAGAGTATCACATAATTTCAGACCGTGAGTATTTCAAGAAAGAGCCAAAAGCAATAAAGGGCTATTACGTGGACAAGAATAGCGTGAGCATGGGAGTACATAGCCCAGAGTATTACGGCTACGGGTATTTAAGATACACCTTAGTAAAAATAACAGATAGGGGGGGCTGAAATGCAGATAATCAAGGGCATTGCCATTGCAGCAGTGTTGATAATAGCCGGACTGCTGGCGCTGATTGTGGCAGCATATCTGGCGTTTAGAATTGCGGCGGCTATTTTTGAACAGCAGGAGAGCTGAAAAAACAACGGCAGCAGAAAGGGCAGAAAACATGATAGAAAAAATTAAATACTGGTTATTCCAGAAAGGCAAGGACTGTAAGCGCTGCTGCCTGCGGTGCAGATATTACGATATATGCCGCTGGGACGTACTGGGAAATGTGGGACTACAAAGCGAGGAAACAATAACGCTTTTGGTGATAGAGAACAGCAAGCCGCATAAGGACGGGCTGCTTTTCAGAATTTGCCAGTATGTAGAATTTAAGCAGAAAGCGAGGCGAGAAAATGAGAAACTTTAGACTGGACGACGAAAGCGGGCATCAAGAGGCATTATTTAACTGGGCTGCATACAGAACAGGGCTTATGCCGGAACTGCAATATATGTATCATGTGCCAAACGGCGGCAAACGTGATGCAGCAACAGCGGTGGCGCTTAAGAGGCAGGGCGTAAAGGCTGGCGTGCCGGATATTATGCTACCAGCTGCACGGGCTGGGTATCATGGGCTTTACATAGAGCTTAAGGCAGGCAAGAACACGACGACCAAGAAACAGAAAGAGTGGTTAGAGTATCTGCGGCAGCAGGGCTATTATACCGCCGTCTGCTATGGCTGGCAGCCAGCAGCGCAGCTGATAGAGCAGTATTTATTACATTCAGACGAGCTTACAAAAGAGCAGGAAACAGTAACCATGCGTTAGAGGCGACGCAGGAAAGAGAGGCAAAGAATGAAAACAATAAGCATTTTGAACTTAAAGGGTGGCGTAGCCAAGACCTTTACAGCGGCAAACATGGCGTATGAGATTTACAGGAGAGGTTACAGGGTGCTGCTGATTGACAATGATAAGCAAGGGAATTTAAGCAAGGCGTATAGCAGATACGACGCAGAGAGCGTAGCACCAGTTACAAGGTTGCTGGCTGGGGACTGGCAGGGAGCAACAGAGCTGATACAGAATACAGATTACGTAGGGCAGCAGTGCTGCATAGATATTGTTACGTCGAATATGTCACTTTTTGGGGCTACGTGGAATTTGACAAAAGAGGACAGCGAGAACCAGACAGAACGCTATAAGAGATTTGCAGACATTATGGGTGGCTTTTATGATTACTGTATCATTGATAACCCGCCGGATATTGGGCTTAATGTCATAAATGCGCTGGCAATCACGGACGAGGTAATAGTACCCGTAAAAGTGGACGAGGACGCTTTAGAGGGGCTGGACATTGTGACAGAACAGATAGAGGACGCAAAGGCATTTAACCCAGCATTAAAGCTGGCAGGCGTGCTGATTACGTCATACCAGAACACAGACGGCGAGGCGGCAGGCGTAGAGTGGCTGGAACAAAAGACAGATTTTAATATTTTGGGTATTATTCGGTATTCCAAGAAAGTAGCAGAAAATACTTTCATGCGTAAGCCGATTTATGAGTATAGCCCGTGCTGCGGAGCGGCGCAGGGGTACAAGAAATTTGTAACAGCGTATACAGGGAAAGCGAGGTAGCAATATGGCATTTTCAAAATACAACTCTTACCCAGAGTATATGCAGGAAATGACAACGGAAAGCTGGAACGACTTTTTTACATACTGCATTGAGAGAGTGGAAAGCAGGCAGGCGTACAAAAGCAGCTTTCACGAAATGCACGAAACTTTACGTATATTCTGGATAAAAGAAGATAGAGGATTAGGTATCTGCATAGGCAGAACGTATGAAAAGCACAAGCAGATAATTAAATACTACCGAGTAGGAAAACAAGAGGACTGGGACACATTTAAACGAGGATTTGCGGAAACGTTCGCAAGAGATTATAGCTAAGAAAGCGAGGTAAAGAATATGGCAAAGTTTGGTATTAACGATATTTTGAATGCAAAGACAAAAGCAGCGGGGCAGCAGGCGCAGACAGAGGGATACAAAGAAATCTATTTAAGCCCTTACGAGGTAAAGGCAGCGCAGGAGAATACGCACCAGAAATTAGAGAACATAGAAGAGCTGGCAGACAGCTTTTTACACGTAGGACAGGAACAGCCTACAGTATTGGCGAGAGTAAACGGGGAATACCGTATAATCGACGGACACAGACGTAATGCGGCAAATATTTTGAACTTAGAGCGGGGGCATAAGGAGTATGAGAAAGTGCTTTACCGCTTTATGGATATGAGCGAGGCAATGTATGAGCTGCGCTTATTGGCGGGCAACGGATATACGCAGGAACTTACAGCCTATGAAAAAACCAGATTAGTAGAGCGCACCAAAGCTGCACTTATCAGAGCCAAGGAAGAGGACGGCTTAGAGATACGAGGCAAAATGCGTGATTTAGTGGCGGCTATGATAAATGAGAGCAGCACAAACGTAGCCAGAATGGACGCAATCAACAACAACGCCACGCCGGAGATTAAAGAGCAGCTGAAAGAGGGCAATTTAGGTATCACTGCTGCATACGAGGCAGCCAAGCTGGACGAGGACGAGCAGAAAGAAATAGCGGAAAAAGCAGCAGCGGGCGAAAATGTGAGGGCAAAGGAAATAGCGGAAAAGGTAGCAGAGAAAAAGGCGGGGGACGATTACGAAACACCGCACCCAGAAAGCATAACATCTTTGTGCTATTCCTGCCAGAAATACAAGGACTGTAACGTAAAAACGGGAACGTGCCAGAAATGCGACCAGTACATAAATAAGGCAGAGGCTGAAAAGACAGACGAACAGCGATACAACGAAGAGCAGGACGCTATAGACCGCCAGACAAAGAAAAAATTGCAGGAGCGGGCAGACACAGAAAAAATGGAGCATCTGCCAAGCGAGGGGAATATAGAGCATAAGCAACATGAATTAAAGATAGTGGCATCTTATTACGAGGACGTAATAAGCGGAAAAAAGAGCTTTGAGCTACGGAAGAATGACAGAGGATACAAACAGGGCGACAGCCTTAAAATGCTGGAATTTAAGGACGGTAAGCACACAGGGCGCACGATTGATGCAGATATTATTTATATGCTGGAAGATTATACAGGGCTTACAGAGGGCTACTGTATTCTGGGTATCAGAGTAACAGACTATACAGGTAAGGTGTCCGAAACGGACACGGAAAGCGGGGCAGAACATGAATAGACGGCAGCGGAAAAAGAAGAAAGCACAGGTATTTACAATTATTCTGGGTTGTACGGTGTTTTGCAAGGCAGAGCAATACGAGAAGATGCGGAAAAGCGTAGAATATCAGTTACGAACAGGCAGCGTGGTTATGCTGCCTGCATACTTGCACGTAGAGGCAATCATAAAGCAGCGAGGCGGCAGAAATATTGAGATTAAGCAGGAAAACGGGGTAGTAAATGTTTGAGTATATGGACGGCATAGTAGATGCAGTGGAAGAAATTGGACAGGCAGCAGTAGACGTAGCAGTATTTGTGACGATATGCGCAGCAAAAGCGGTGTTGATAATAACAGCGCCAGTATGGATATTGCCGTATGCGATATGGAGAAAGGGGCGTAAGCAGTGAAATACAGACAGTGGAAAAAGAACTACAAGAAAAAACACGGAGTAAACCCGCCGTTAGAGCTGGACAAGCGAAAACAGCGCAGGCTTGCAAGAAAAATGGCAAGGCAGATAAATAAAACATTGCCAACAGTGGCAGAAACATTGACGGCAGCTATTAACAGCTGGGTAAAGAGCATAAAGCCAGTACTGGCGACATTCTGCGAGAGCGTAGCGGCGGCGTTTAGCAATGTGGCAGCTGGATTAAGGGAAGAAAGCGAGGCGGTAGAAAATGACGAATATATTACTGGGTATAATAGCACTGGAATTGCTGGCGATATTTTCAAAACTGGACAAACTGGAAGAGAGGGGCAGAGAGAATGAATAATGTATCACTTACAGGGCGGCTTACAAGAGAGCCAGAGCTTAGATATGGCGGGCAGGAGCAAAGCAAAGGCCATTCCCCCCTCCAGCG